CCCATGCATCATCTGTTGTTATGTCACCAGACCCAACAATGTTATCAAGGTCAATTGTGTTTGTTACACTAATTAAATCTAATTTATCAAATTGAGTTGGGCTTAATAATCCAGCAAGGTTAGTGTCAGTTGACGCCGTTGCTAAAGGAAGTATTGCGTTGTCTCCATCGCTGCTTGTTATATGTAAAGATGTTGCATTATGAGTACCAATACCTAAATCTGTCGATACGTTAGATGTTATTCCATCAACGGTGGTTGATAAAGCATTAAGATCAACCGAATCAGTAACAATACTAATTAAATTTAATTTATTAAATTGAGTTGGGCTTAATAATCCAGCAATGTTGGTATCCTCCACTGCTGTTGCTAAAGGAATTATAAAACCACTTCCATCACTATTTGCTATAACTCCGTCTGTTGCACTTGATGTATAGGATAAATTTGATTGTATGTTAGATGTTATTCCATCAACGGTGGATGATAAGGTATCAAGATTAATCGGACTTGTTACAGTAATGTTGTCCAACTTATCAAATTGAGCGTTCGTTAATAATCCAGCAAGGTTGGTATCCGCTGCAGGAAGTGTTACATTGTTTCCATCGCTACTCGTTATCTGTAAAGATGTTGCATTGTGAGTACCAATACCTAAATCTGTCGATATGTTAGATGTTATTCCGCCAACTGTGGATGATAAGGTATCAAGATTAACGGGCGATGCAACTGTAATGTTGTCCAACTTATCAAATTGCGTTGGGCTTAATAATCCAGCAAGGTTAGTGTCAGTTGACGCCGTTGCTAAAGGAATTATCGCATCATTTCCATCGCTACTCGTTATCTGTAATGATATATCATTATGAGTACCAATACCTAAATCTGTCGATACGTTAGATGTTATTGCACTAACGTCTGTTTCTAAAGTACCAACCCGCCCCGCAATTGTTGAAACGCCGGTTGATAAAGTAGTAAGATCACCCGATAAAGTATTAAGATCGCTCGATAAAGCATTAAGATCAACCGGATCAGTAACAATACTAATTAAATCTAATTTATCAAATTGAGTTGGAGTTAATAATCCAGCGATGTTAGTGCCAGCTACTGCTGTTGCCGCAGGAATTATAAAACCGCTTCCATCACTATTTGTTACAACTCCGTTTGTTGCACTTGATGTATAGGATAAATTTGATTGTATGTTAGATGTTAAGGTATCAAGGTTAATCGCACTTGTTACAGTAATGCTGGACAACTTATCAAATTGAGCGTTTGTTAATAATCCAGCAGATACTGTTGTTGCTGCTGGAATTGTCGCATTGTTTCCTGTGTTAGATTGTATATCTAAAGAAGACGCAGTTACATTACCAATACTTAAATCTGTTGTACCTGTGCTAGCAGCTACTAATAATTCAATCTTATCATATACAGCATTTTTACTTGGTGCCGTAGTAGCAGAAGCGGGGTTCGTGGCACTATCCCAATCACCTGAATACTCTAAATCCGATACAGCGCCTCCCGCCGCTTCTTGCCAGGTGCCTACACCAGTTGCATCAGTAGTGAGAACGTAGGTATCAGTTGCTCCTGTTGGCATTTTGAATCCTGCGCCGACATTTAAATTGGGAACGTATGCAGTATCCGCGGCATCTGTTATAATGTTTTGACCTCCTAAAATAACGGATCTGTGATGAGTTGTTAAAATCCTATTTGTGTCTCCACCTACTGTTGCCGCTGCTTGTGCGGATTCAATTATATTACCGTTGCCCCCTAATGCAATCGAATTTTGTGCATCTATATCATCTATTAGCGACGTTCCTAAACCAACCACACTGCCAGTTCCTCCAATAGCAGAGGTGTATCTAGTGTTTAGAATTGTGTTTATTCCACCTATTGCCGAAGACTCTAGCCCTTTAACTTCTTGGCCGATACCTCCATAACTGACTGAGCCATTCCCGCTTACTACATTTGCAACTCCTCCAATAGACGCACTGCTATTACCAGAGGCTATGTTGTTGTTGACTGGATTAGTTGGATGTAATGTTACAATCCTGCCTACACTAATATCGTTGAGGGTAGTTGCTCCGTTTGTTGTGACTGAATTAAGAGTCGATTGAAACGGTTCTTGCCATGTACCAATACCAGCGGCATCAGTTGTTAATATATAATTTGCCTGTGGTAATGGATCGCTTATTAATTTAAAATCACCGGATATAGTTAGATCTTGAAGTTCTATTAATTCGTTCTTTGGAATAGAAACTTCGTTACCATTGATTGTAATACCATGCCCGCCAATAAATGAACCCGCACCAGAGAATTGAATGAAGTGAACTTCGTCAGTTCCAACTGTATTAACAGGTTCAGAAAGAACCCACCCAGTATTATTGTAAGTATCGCCGTGAGTAACAAATACAAAATCACCACCTGCCATTTCTGCTGGGGTATCAAAGTCACTCGCTCTAGTTAAAACGGTGGATGATGTTATCTCATATATTCCATTCTCAAAAGTATTTCCCTGATTAATAACCAATACTCTATTTGTAAGTAAAATATCAGGGTCATTGTCCCATACGATTGGTGATAAAAAGTTAAATTCACCGGCAGAAACAATAGTAAGTGTGGCACCAACGCCATTGGTTCCATTATCATAACTCACTGTAGAAGGCCCAGCATTTCCATCAATTAAACCGCTTAATTCACTGAGCGCTAAAGCATGAACTTGATCGTGTGTATGTAAACCCTCTGATAAAGTATCAACGTAACTTTTAGGTACTGCATGATTTGAGTCTGTTGGAGGACCAGAAGGTAAGAACGGGAAATTGTTAGTAAATGTAGTTTGGCCAGATACAGTTAAACTACCAAGTGTTCCCACTGTAGTAATTGCACCGCTTCCAGGCCAGGTTGATAAAGCGGTATTTTCTACGCTACCTAAACCAACTTGAGTAGCAGTTACGCTATGAGGATTTGTTGCATCATTAATGTGAGTTGTTAAATCAGATGAATTAGCTTTAGAACTAAGATCTGTTTCGTTACTATATTTTTCAACATTAAAACCGCCAGCACCATCATCACCAACGATGTAAATGCCAGCGTCATCACCACTGGCTATACTAAGAACTTGACCAAGATATGCAATAGGATTATTATTAACATAGTCTTGAAGATCTATTAATGAATCATATACTGATGATGTATCAAGTGGCCCGACAAATTGTCGTGTGAATGAAAGAGGAAATTCTATGGATGCCATATTGCTATTTATATTAAATTGTTACGGTGTAAGTTGCGCTAGCTTCAAATGGTGAAGGTGGTGTGAATGAATATACTTTATAAGATATGGCACTAAATCCATTGGCTCCTTCTACATCAACCAGAGTGGGTGATCCAAAAGATCCCTTAACATCTGCATTAAGACCTTCTGCATAAAGAACACTAGTAACATTTCGAAGAGTATTTGGGTAAGAGAAATTAACACTTACTGCACCAGCAGGAATGTTAATTGTGAAAGACGAGCCATTCCCTGGGTTTAAAACACTATTAGATAAAGCTCTTATACCAGCACTAGTATTATCACTGAGGTTAGTTCCATAAAAAGCTCTTCGTCTTCCATTTACGGTTAGCGACTTCACCACGCTTCCAGCTGGCAGTGGGCTTAAATAATTGCTGCCCACGCTGTCAAGTGGTTGCGGGCCTTCTGCGTAATCAATAGAAACATTAAAAGTATTAGCACCATCTGTAATTACAACAGCGGGTTGACTTAAAGTAGATCCGCCCTGTGTTGTTGTAATTATAGAAGTTCCACTAAATTCGTATGAGTTTGCTGCCCCGGCTCTGTTTGCTTGCTTTAGGCCTGGATCCCAAATATTATCAGTGAGAGCTCCGTTAATTGCGCCTGCATTAAAGCCGGCCGATAGATTAATTCCCGTTGTACCAGCTTCTACTGATGAGGCTAGATTATCAGTAAGGGATGCAGAGGGGTTTACGAAAGTTGGAAAATATGTTTGTTTCAATAACTGCTCTACAAACTCTTGCAAAGTCGTGCCGCTTGTAACAACATCAGCCGTTGAAATACTTCCAACATTAACATCAGATGTAACATCAGCGGTTAAATCACCTCCACCCCCATCACCTATAGCAGCATCAACTTCTGTTTTAGTATATGTAGTTAATTGATCTGCTTTTAAATCTAAAGCAGTTTGTGTTGCTGTACTAACTGGTTTATTAATATCAGATGTATTATTAACATTTCCTAAACCAACTTGAGCAGCAGTTACGCTATGAGGATTGGTTAAATCATTAATGTGATTAGATAAATCAGATGAATTGGCCTTTGAATTTAAAGCAGTTTGAGTTGGTCCAGATACGGGTTTGGTTGCATCAGATGTATTATCTACGTTACCAAGTCCAACTTGAGTAGCAGTTACGCTATGAGGATTAGTTAAATCATTAATGTGAGTTGTTAAATCAGATGAATTGGCCTTTGAATTTAAAGCAGTTTGTGTTGCTGTACTAACTGGTTTATTAATATCAGATGTATTATCTACGTTACCAAGTCCAACTTGAGTAGCAGTTACGGTATGAGGATTAGTTGAATCAGAAACGTGATTAGATAAATCAGATAAATTTGCCTTTAAACTTAAAACATTTTGAGTTGGTCCAGATACGGGTTTGGTTGCATCAGATGTATTATCTACGTTGCCTAAACCAACTTGAGTAGCAGTTACGCTATGAGGATTGGTTGCATCAGAAACGTGTGCGGTCAACGCGGTTTGATCTGCTTTTAAATCAAAAGTAATATCTGAAATTTCTTTTACAACTCCAATAATATTTTGAGTTCTATCACCATTAATTTTAGGGCAAATTATATAAAGTTCAGCTGTTGCCTTTGGTATAGAATAAACTTTAGCTACATCTATCTGGCCACATATTAAAGTTGTTTTTGAATTATCAGTATTACAGTAAACGGCCATAGTATTACTGCCTATTGGAGATGCAATAATTTCCCCGCATGTTATATCAGTTTTTGCATTTCCATCTACGCCAAATAAGTAAAACGCGAATGAGTTATCGCCTGTAAGATTTACTCTGCCAAAAGTTAAATTACCGTCTTCATCACTTTGATATCCTTTTGCGTCAGTTGGAATATAAATCTCGCCAATATTTACTTTACACCTGTTAATACTCTGTTCAGACCTAATACCAATGCCACCGGTTTGTGAACCGGCTTCACCTCGCATATCTAAAGTATTAGCAGTATAGTAAGAATTTGTTGCATTAACAAAATTAACTAAAGTGGAGCCAGGTGTGTTTGTGTCGGCATAATGAGTATCAATAACACAGGATGAATTATTACCAATAGTAAGGTTTCCAATAAATGTTGATGTTGGCGCAAACACGTGAATGTTATCTGAAATGTTTACATTTCCTTCAAAGTATCTGCCACCATCTAAAACATCAATTCTTACACTTCCTACAAACCCTGGTTCAGCTATTAAAGTTTGCGCTGCATTCACAGCACTGGTTATTGTTAATTTTGCATCATCAATATTTAAACCCTGGTTAATATTATTACCAGTCTTAGAAACATATATAGAATGAGTTTGGTCAGTTAATTCTACTGGGCCACCTGTTCCTGTACCACCCTCAATATCTGCAGCTACCCATGTTTGAGAATCTGTATCATAGAGAATACCTTGGCCCTGCGCCGGCGGATTTGAAAGAAAATCAACATCAGTTAACTGTTCTAAAGAAACATCATGCGGATTGGTTTTACTTAAGGCATGACTGTTTAAAGCTGTTATTCCACTTGAATTACTAGCAATAGCCGAGTTGACAGTAGATGCAAAATTCTCGTCATCGCCAAGAGCCTCAGCCAATTCATTAAGAGTATTTAATGCACCGGGCGCGGAATCAATTAAATTAGTAACTTTTGTATCAACTTCTGTTTTAGTATATGTAGTTAATTGATCTGCTTTTAAATTTAAAGCAGCTTGTGTTGGTCCAGATACGGGTTTGGTTGCATCGGCTGTATTATCTACGTTGCCTAGTCCAATTTGATCAGGAGCAACTTGATGAGGATTGTCTCTCCTAAGTGCATGCGAATCGGGTACTGGATCGGTATTATCGCCCAGCCCCAAGTCCGAAGTCTCACTAATAACACGTGGGCTAACTTCGAAGATACCTTCTAAAACTCTAATTACTGTGCCGCTGTCACTAAAAATCTCAGCATCATAATAATACCGCCCGGCCTTCATAGCAGCGGTTTCTTCTGAGGTCAATGATAAACCTATAAGACCATCAGCTTGATCAATATAATCACATGAAAGGTTTACTCCATATTCGGATTTATAAGTTTTCCTAACTTGTCCTCTAACATTGTAGCCGGTACAATCAAAAGCAGAGCCGTCTTTGTTTTCAACATTGACGGCCACAGAAAAAGTGCTGCCTTTGTCGGCATGCAAATCGATATTGGTTGACATAGTATTATTTATATTATAAGTGAATTAATATATCAACGTCACCTTTGATATAATATTATTTATCAAATATAATGTTCCTTCAAACTTTTCATAATAGCTTCAGCTCCAATAATTTTATCACCGTTTATTAACACTAATGTCGGCACACTTTTAATTTTATTTTCAATAAAAAAGTTTACATCTTCAATAGAATCTTTATATTCTATATCGATACCTTTCTTTTCAAACTCACTTTTTAAAAGTTTACAAGGACCGCAAAATTTACTTGTTGCTAATATTAAAGTTTTCATTACTCTTCTTCCTCCACCTCTTTTAATTGGTCTTCTTCTTGATTTGCTAAAGTATTTTGAATACCCACATATGCTTGTTCAATTTGATCGCGTTGCATTTTTGATAAATTGCTAGTTTTGTTTTTAATAAATTCATACTCAGCCGAAATATCAATCATAATCTCCTTTTGAAATTCATCTAACTCTTCTTTGCCAACTGCATCCAATATACCAAAAGCTAAGCGCCGTTTAAAGTGGTAATCTGGTTTATTAATATTTGTATGTTTCATTATGATTTCTTTTTAATTGTTTTTCTCTTAGTGGTTTTCTTTTTAGACGTTTTCTTTTTTGGCTTGACTAGTGTATCATCACTCTTTGTTCCTTTTTCTTTTAACCTGGTAACGACGGTTTGAGCATCCATCCAAATATCTTTATCTTCAAGAAGTTGGGAAATTTCTTCCTCAGTAAGAAAGTTTTCATAAGCTTCACGTAATAGCTTTTCAGTCCATTTTCTTTCATGCATTACTCCATGATAAATTTCTGCGCCCTTTCCAACAACACCACCTGAGTAGTTATGGAAAAGAAATACACTATGATCAGATACTGTAAATTCGTCTCCCATTAAAAATAGAAGAGTTGCGGCTGACATACACGAACCTTCAACACACATAACAACTGTTGCTTTAGTCTCTGAAAGAACTTGTATAAATTGAATGGTTGTAAATAAATCCCCACCGGTGCAATTAATATGGAAGCGAAGAATATCCGATTCACGAGATGCACGAATCCTTTGAAACCAATCAATATAATCTGAAGCTGGACCGATCTGAGATGAAATATAAAAATCAGAAATTGTACCATAGTCAGTAACGAATGGATCGTTACGGCGTGGCGATATTATTTCTTTTAATGATGGTTCACTTTCATTTCTTTTATTGTTATCGGGTTGTGTCATAGTAGTTTTGTATAGTTTCAATTAATTGTTTTGTATAGTTATCGCGTTTCTCTTTAAATACGATTGGTGTGGGCGAATCATCAACAGCCATTAGAATTACTGTTTGTGTTATTGGTATACCAGTTCTTTCTTCAAACATAATAGCATATGCAGAAGCTTGCATAAAGTAACTACTAATATATTCTTTCTTCTTAGCTTGTCTTGCGGTTTTAAAATCAATGATTGAAAGCTTTCCATCAAACTCAGCGATACAATCAACACGGCCCGCAAGTTTTAAATGATCAGAATAAAGAGCGCCTTCCTGTAAATATATATTAGTTACTCTTTCATCAAGAATCGGGCGAACCGCATTAAACAGCGCTTTAACGTTTGGCATCTCATTTGGAGTAAACCAGTCTTCTTCATTATTAAGATATCTCTCAATAGCTTCATGCATAGCTGTTCCACGAGTGCATGCATGTTGACAAATTCGATTAGCTTCTTCTTCGCCCACTCGTTTCTTCCAAGCTTCGATTCCTTCTTTACTTAAAGAACCGAGAACAGTTGTAATACTTGGATATGCGGTTCCTTCTGGAGTTATATATTTTCTGCCAGATGTTTTAGTTTCGCAAACCAAATCATCATAACCAATTGAAGTAGGTAAATGATTAAAAGTAGTCCCTCTAATTGGTTTTGATAATAAAGATCGTAGAGACATTATTTAGTTTCAATAGTGGATTTTTTACCTGCTCCCTTTTTAATAGATTTAAGCACGTCATTCCATTCTCCACCAGCTCTTGTAATAGGGCTTTGAAAACCTTCATATGAAACTCGAACCGCGGTTGGAACTCTTTTAACCTGTCCTTCAACTCCGCATTTTGGGCAAGGCTCACTTAAAGGTATATCTCTATCATCTACAGGATAACGGCCATCCCATCGTTCTTCACAGCTTAAACATGTATATTCATATGTCATATTATTCTGCAACTAACTTTAAATTAGGAAATGCCTTTTGAACGGTTGACAAAGTAATACCTTTATATAGACTTTTAAGATCTTTATCTTTCATTGCAATTAGAATCTCTGCATCTTTTGGATGAACTGATTCTAGCAATCTAATAAGGCCTGCTTCTTTTTTAAAAGTAGGAACTGCTTTATTTTGTGCTACTAGATTTTTTAATGATGAAATTGATTTTTCAATAGATCTATATTGTTGCCCAGGGACATTGCTTTCATCTTTCTTATAAGGAGGCGCTCCTTCTGGAAAATCAAAAGTAATATCCTCTCTAAAGTTAACTTGAAGAATTGTCTTCAAAGCAAAGGTAGCATCATCTTGTAGGATTTTTACTCGATCTTTAACATTATTGGACGCCTGAACTTTTTCAAGAGTTTCATGCGGTAAACGCGTTACAAATTTTTTCGATGTTTGGTTTTTCATAGTTGTTATATTATTTTATAAAGAATTCATCAGCACAATTTACGAGCTGGTTGCATCTATTTTGAATTAGATAATTCAGTATCTTTGAATTATCATTTTTTTGGTTTTCTTCTTTTTGATACTCGGCTTGGATATCTTGCACTACTTCGCTGGGAATCTTTGATAGGTCAATCATAGTTTGGTTACGTATGTAATTCCTATATGTATTTTCGTCAAGGACATCTTTTAGATCTTTAGTCTTTGATTCTTCATGCCATTTTTTAATCTTAACTTTACTTAAAGGAGTTTGGCGTTTTGCTGTAACAAAAGTATCATCGCTTGATAGAACGTTTGGAACGCCGTCACCAGCGTCGCCTCTAAGAACATGCTCGAACAAATACATCGCAGGAGAAGGATCGGTAACTGCTTTCTTTTGGCCTGGGCTAAACTGTTTAACATTTGAATATTTCTGCAATTGAATAAAGTCTTTATCAGAACTAACAATCATTACCTTTTCATGTTTACCAAACTCCTGAGTGCTTTCAACAAGTGTAGCAATAATATCATCTGCTTCTGCACCATTAACATGAACCACAGGATAAGGGAAAAACTCCATAAGCTCTTGTTTTACTTTATCAATCATACCAAAAACTTCTGTCCAATCAATATTACTTTTCTCTCGGGTTTTTTTACGAGACGCTTTATATTCTGGATAAACGGATTTGCGCCAACTTTTATGGTCGCAAGCGATAACCATCTCGCCATATTCTGATCTGTATTTTACATTATACATCCTTAATGAATTAAGAATAAAGTGGCGAATCATGGATTCATCTAAAGTATTTGCTGGTTGAGAAAATACTGATGCGATTGATATTGCTGAGAAGTCGATAATTATCATATATTGTTTACTTTGTTATTAATATTATATACTAAAATTGAGGGTTTGTAAATACTATTATTGCATTATATTTCATTGTTTTTTAAGCCGCTTTACATGAGAATGATGAATACGACAGCCGATAATGCCATTGTGATAATCCTCGCGTAATAAAACTTCTCTATCAAATTGTTCCTTTGTTTCCATGTAGGAGAGTTCTCCTGCTCCTTTACATAAGTGTAATATCTCTCGTTTGACAGAATCTAAGCCATTCTCTTCTATCAATTCTTTAACAGCTTCACTTGATCCACAGTAAGTTTTCCAATCAGATTCCTTTAAAGATCTGCGCTTTCTTTTCTTTCCTTTTAACGGAGGGCGAGTCACCTTACTCCA